CCTCATTTTAAAACTCCTGTTAGTTTAAGAAAGTATAAAGTTAATAAAGTCCAAAATGCTATGTCAAATATTAAATTATGATTCATCTTCATCCTCAGGAAAGTATCCTATAGTAAAACCGCCATCCTTTGTCTCTTCGATAACAGCTTTGTACACTGGCTCTGAGAGCTCGTCCATTTTTTCGTGGTACTCGTCGATAGCCATGTCGACTGTTTGTTCTGTTTTTAGGTTTATCCATCTGTTTTCTAAACCGATCAACATGCCTAGTATCAGGAAGTTAAGGGGTGGGAAAGGAGTCTTCAGACTCTTGTATAACTCTTTAAAGTGATTAATCTTTAACTTATGTTCCATATCTAGTTAACGTAAGTAGGTAGAGGTGATATCTATAAGGGATATCCAGCTAACATTGTTGTATTAGTGAGGGAGAGTCCACCCTTCTCTCCCCTATTAGCCCGTCATTACCCTTAAACCCACGTATGACTACCTTTGCTGCCAGACTTACCTCGAGCCTCTTTACGCTGCTCTACGTCCATTCCTAGCACCAAATGGTTGGTCATTGATTGGGGGTCATCTATAAATTGTTCTAGTATATCGTTCCACTCTTCTCTTTTTTTTAACTTGATCTGTTCCTGTGCTGATATAGACAGTGCATCTATGTAGTATTTTACACCTTGCGCTAGACAGTCTAACCTATCGTCGTGTTTAACTGCATACTTTTGTCTACACATGCGACTCATTTGATAGAACAACATGTATAAAAGCCTTTCTTCTGGAGGAGCTTCTCTGTTGGAGTTATAATCCCATTCGATGACAGACTTGTCAACAATAAGACGGTGCTGATTAAGCACAGGCTCGAGAGTATCAATAATCCTGTCTTCTTTTCTAACATTAGCTCTTACCTCTTCTACTAATATACGTTGTTTTGTCTGTTGTAAGTGTTTCTTAAATAGCTCTGCTACTATACCATCACCAAAGTTAGACTCTATTACAAGTGTATTTACGTTGTATTTTTTACAACCTTTTAGTATGTCTAACAGGGTGCTATCGGAATACCCATCCCTATAGGCACGCATTTCGTGTAGATAGAGTAAGCCATTTTTTTGCGAAATGTACGCTGCTGCCGTTTCGTCTGCTCCTCTACCGGAGGGGTCGACTGAGCAGATGGTTTCTTGGTAGTCTGTCCATTCCCCCTGTATTTGCATCGGAGAGTAGAAGTAGTCCCCGGGTAAACCCACTGTGGGCAAATCCTTAAGTACATTCCGTGGGTCTGAGCACCATACGATATTGTCGGGTGCTTTAGTAGGATTGACGCTAGTAACAACAAGGTCAGCCATCTTGAGAGGAAACTTCTCAGCATCTGATAGACTTGTATCCAACATAAACTGCAACATAAAGTTGCTACGTCCCATAGATGCTTCCCGTTCAACAAGGTCATCTTCACTAAATCTGTCATCTGTAGGTGTCCATGGTGTTACTCCTTTGTCTATGTCTTCTTGTAGCTGTGGAGCTATAAGTCCTTCGTAAGGGGTATTGTTTCTTGGGTATCGCGCGGTCCAAATAAATGGTTTGTAATTCCTGCTTGCCAGCTTACGATAAATAGTAAAAGTAGTCTGAGGAGTCCCGAGATACATAATACGGCTATCGTCTTTTGGCGTAAGGATCGACTCGGCTTCTGTACAGAGTTGGAGGAGTTTTTCACGCATCAACTCCGTCATGCTGTTTCCCGGTACCTCTATGTCGTCCAGAATCATTAGGTCTGCTCTGCTTCCCGTTAGCTGACCAGTAATACCAACACTTTTGACTGATGGTGCCTGATGAGGTGAACATAGAACGTCGAAGGAAATTCTTGACCATCTCGCGTCGTCGCTCTTTGGTTGTAGGTGACTTAGCCATGGTGTTTCAATAATAAGTTTTTGTAAGAAGATACTCATGTTGTCAGCTCTTTCCTTAGAAGCTGATATAATCATTATCTTCTTTTCTGCGTCATTGAAGAGTGTCCACAACACAAACGCTCCAGTAATCCAACTTTTTCCGACTCCTCGGAAGGCTTGGATCTGTAAACGTTTTGGTCCGTGTTGTAAATAGTCTGCAATGGCGTATTGTGCCCTAGTAGGAGAGGGTAGATCAAGCTGGTCCCATAATGCTTGTAGAAACAGCTTGAAATCGCTCTGTAAGGACGTTAAAACGTCTGTCATATAGAAATGTATATAAGTTAACCTTTAAAGGTTGTAGAAGTCTTACGCATACGTTGTAGTATATCATCTTTACTAAGATAATATGCAAAACTTTCACCAACCTCAAACTTTTCAGGAAATGGTATAGTAAACAATAATTTATTAGTGCTAATTTCCCAGACTTCAATATCTTTCATATTTTTTCTGTCTGTTTTTAAATAGAAATTATTTCCTCGTTTTTTCATTTTTGTATAAAACCAACTTTCTAAACTATCTTTAAAAGTTCTAGCTCTTGGGTTGGTATTTACAAAAGTATTACTAGGAATATTAGCTCCTTTTGTTCTTTCCCATAATGGTGATCTAATAGCAATGTCATGTTCAAACATAACAAACTGTGCTTTGTCTGAAACTGTTTCGCCTTGCGCTCTGCGTCTTTCTATCTCTTGTTGATTTAGCATTTTAGCTCTAGCGTTTTTTGCTGTATAATCATCAACCCATTCTGGGTGTTGTTCTTTCATGTAAGTGTAATGAGGTTTTCTATTATCATTTACATTTCGTTTACCAGCATCTTTTAACGACTTTCTTTTAGTCATTAATGGACGCATACCAGCTTGACTAATATCTGTTTCTTTAGTTAACTTTGTTCCTGCTGGTTGAAAGGTATATTCTTCTCCGTCAAACATACGAGCTTCTTTACCCATTGTTGCATCCCAAGCCTCATTCATTTCTTTATTAGTAATCAATGGGTTTTGTTCTCTAAGCTGATAGCCAAAAGCTTTCATATTTTTTGATTGCCCTTTTCGTCCGATTGGAGAACTACTGTACTTGAGTTTGCTTACAAAATCAGAGGTATTAGCCTTCATAGCTTTGTTACCACCACCAAGTAAAGCATCTGCAACTGTGGTTATTAACTTAGCCTTTGACATTGTTTATTTACCTAAACGCTTTTTAGCCATTTCTTGGGCACGCTTCCTAGCTTTTAATTTGTTCATGGCTTTCATACCTTGAGCAGTTCTAGTGCTAACAAGTCTACCACCTTTTACTCTAACCATTCCTGCTGGAGTTCTAGTTCCAGTCTTTTTCTTTTTTGTAGTTTCTTTTGACTTTACTTTCTGTTGATCAGAAAATTTAGATTTGTTTTTGCTAGTTACTCTTTTGTAAGATACTGTTGTTCTGTTAGGATCTTTAGTTTCTTGTTGTAGCTTTTTCATTTCCGCATCAGTTTTACGAAAACTTGCCATTTTCTTTTTACCAATCCCGGACTTTGGTGTTTGTCCAGTAGGTGCATTATAGTTTATATTTTTTACCCTTGGTTTAATTTTTAAAACTTTTTTTAGTTTTTTCATAAACGGGGAATCAGATTTTACCTGTGACATTTTATTTAATGTGTTGATGAATAATTAGTTCTCGTAATGGCTGTAATCCAAATACCTTTCGCATCCATCCGAGCCAATCGCTACTACCTTTGTCCTGATTACATTGTCTGCACGCGCAAACAACATTTCGTGTAAGATCCTGCCCACCTTTGCTACGAGGTTTGACATGATCGAGTGTAAGTTCATTAAAATCATAAGTTTTTCCGCAATAAACACATGTACATTTGAAGTGCTCTTTTACTGCTCTTCTCCAGAGCCGTTTAGAATCTGAACTTGTCATGGTTATTAAATTTTGTAAGTAATGTTTTGGACTAGGTAGTAGAGGGGTCATTTACGTATTTTGAGTCTGCTTTTCCTGTTTTTGGATGGACTTTGGAGTCTGCCCTTGGTAGTACTCCCCTTATAGTGAGCAGCGTCTTGCCCATCACCATTTCCGTAGGTACCAAGTTGTCTATTAAGTCTGTTTGCATTAACACGCAGGGCTAATCCCTTTTTAGTTTTGTTGTATTTTTTTTGTTGCTTGAGTCTAACTGCTCTAGCTTTTGGGTTGGATCTGTAGTATTTAGCTGTTTCTGCCATAGAGTTTAGCCTGTACTAATTCTGGATCAACAGTTGGCATAACCTGTGCAAGTTTTGACAGAGGGTTGCCGTCATAAGCAACTCCACTAATATCATTAGCTTTAAGCCAATCACAAGCTGCTTTTAAGTCTTGAGTAGTTGCCTCTCCAGCTTTAATGCGAGAGAGGAACTCCTTTGTAACTAGATTATGCAACTCGTTGAACTGATCTTCGGTTGCTTTTTTGTTCATTATTTTTTAGCTGTTTTAGCTGCACGTTTAAAGTTAGCAGCAGTAGGAGCACCTTTAGCTCCGGGTTTTCTCATCTTTTCGCCAGAACCTTTTTTAATTCTTAAACGTTTGGCGTGGATGTTTGCATAGAGTCCTCGTTTAGCCATATTAAAAATTGTTTTGTTTTCTTAATTTTTCTAATCTTTCTTGATCTGGTACTCTCAACAATTTACCTAAAACTCTATTTTTTAATTTCTTTTTAAGTGTATTTACAACAGTAGGTTTTTTCTTTTTTTGTTGTCTTTCAGAAATAGAGTTAGTTACTGAGCCATCCATGTCGTATGTTTTAGCCATTATCTATACCCCTTTTTTCCGCCTTTACCTTTCGAGCCACATGAGCCCTTGCCTTTATGTGCCATTATCTCATCCCCTGACTCTTTCTTTTCATTGCATTCATTAACCTCTTCTGCACAGCAGGAGGCATTTTTTTCATATTTACTTTTAGTTGACCAGTAGGTTTTTTCTTTGGTCTACCTTTTTGTGAACCATAGGTTCCGGGTCCCATTGGCATAATTAACATTTCCATTTGCGAAGGGCAAGAGCCTTACGAGTAGGCTTGCCGTTTGGTTTTTTCATTGGTCCTTTTACCCCTGACATACGAGCGCAAAATGATCTTTTGCGAGGACCTCCACCGGGTTGCGGTGCTTTTAGGTTAGAGCCTGTAGCTCTGTTGTACTTTTCTCGACCAGCTTTGGTGAGTCCGCCAGTCCGACTTTTATGTTTGCCGATTTTTAGACTGACGTTTGCCATTAGACTCCTAGTCCTTTTTTGACTATGGCTAATGCCTTATCATCTAAATCGTTATCTGTTTGAGCTACTAATTTTTCTAAAAGCTCTACCACAAAAATCTTAAATTTTGGTGACTTAAGTGCAGATAGTACAAATGGTTTAAGGATTGCTAACATTGTTTTTTAATAGTGATTGAATAGGTACTACGTCGGAGCATATGTGATATACACGTGAACCGGGTAGCAGGGTAAAGCCCTTTTGCTGTAGTTCTGCACATTTTAATGCACGAACCAGCTCAAAGTCTAATTTGTTTTTTTGTATCTGACTTTCTGCCATGCGTTCACATTGCTTAGTCAAATCTCTATTTAGAGGTACCATAAAATTAATTTGAAACCCCCAGTTTTCTGAGATAACATAACCATCTTCTGTTTGTGGTTCTGTATCATTGCCCATATAAAATGGACTAAATGTCATCGTACTGCCATTACAAGATATGTTGCTACCAAAGGCTTGTCGGCTAGGAGCTCCATTATTCTGAAATTGTACAGCTTGATTTGTAACGTTTCCGGTAGCTGCTGCTACGGGGTTACTATTATTATTGGTATCTCCTTCGGCAAGTACAGGACTTACTGAGAGAATACAGAGAGCGATGTAGTAGTAGAGTTTATTGTATAGTTTCTTGTAAAGTCTATCTGTTCTACTAAGCCTGCTGCTCTTGTTGTGGTTTCTAAGTTCCACG